GCATTGCGCCAGCGGATTTCCCCCGCCCATGCAGGCGCTCACACTTTCCTGATACGCAGCTTCAGAAAGCGATACGCAGCTGCTGTAATACCCAGCGTCGCAGGAGAAGTAACGTACGGGTCCGATGCGTGGTTGGCAGGGCGCAGCCAGCCGTTAACAATGGTCGGCGTGCCGTTGCCGGACCAGCCCTCTACAGTCGAATCGAAGTACCAGATTTTAGCCGGATCAAACTGAGAACCGGTCCCCGCCGAAATCTGCGCAATCTGCTGCGCCAGCGATTCGGTGGTGGTCTGAATCGTCTGGTTGACGTTGCTGATATCCGCGACGCGCTCGTTCTTCTCGGTCAGCAGCGCCTGGCCGCGGGCCGCTGCCTCGTCGGTGATGGCTTTCTTACGGTCTGTGACCTCCTGCGCCAGGCCCGCTTTGGTCGCTGCCGACTCTTTTGTGACTGTGCTGATGTCATTGCGCGCCGACTGGATATCGTCACCCAGATCAGTTATATCCGAAACCAGGTCTTTGTAGGCGTCGGTCTGTTTGATCTGGTTATCGATATCCACCAGGTAATCCGCGGCATCCGAGCTGCTGCTGCCCTGAATGAAGTCAGTCCAGGCCGACTTATTGCCGGTGCGATCCACCAGCCGCGCCCGGTACCAGAACCCTATCCCGGCCTTTAGCCCAAGTTGCTGGTAAATTTGCTGAGGGTACGGAACACCAGCCAGCAGCATCGGGTTCGCGCCGGTTGATACTGTGGAATACTGAATTTCTGTCTGCAGCGTATCGCCAGTGCCGGCAGGGAAATCCCAGTCCAGCTGCACGCCCCAGAGCAATGGCGTGGTACGGAAATTAACTAGCTTTGGAACATCTCCCACACGGCCTTTGAGGTGTGTCAGCGTTGACGTTGCCCACAGGCTGGACGCCCCGACTGAGTTTATCGCCCGGAGCCGCACCAGGTAATCACCTTCAAAAATGCCGGGCACCTCAATATTGCGAAGGCCAGTCTGAGGGACGTTTACCCACTCGCTATCGTTCCGGCGCCACTGAGCCTGATAGGCGATCACATCGGCCTGCGGCTTACCGGCTTTATCCAGCGGAGCATCCCAGGATGCGGTCAGCGTCGCTATGCGCTGGCCCTGGCGCACCGACTCGTAACTCGTTACCACGATATTGCCGGGCTGTGAGACAACTCCCGTGGGGATGAGGCTGATCGGCGGGATATCGAGGCGCGCATTGTGGTCGACGGCATCATATTTCGATGCGTTGTACTCCGCGCCGGTAATGGTATAGGTGTTTTCCTCATCGTTAAACGTCAGGTTCGTGACGCGGAAGTACTGCAGGCGCAACTGCCCAGCATCGATAACGAATATAGCGTTTGGCGCTGGCGCCGCTGTGAACGGTGTGGCCACGATCAGCTGCGTGCCGTTGACCGCCTGAATAATCCGGCTTTCCACAGTGCCACCTTGGGTGCGGATCATCAGTGTGTCACCCGCGACGGCGCTGGTACCGCGATCGGTTGTTACCGCTTTAAGCCCGGCATTATAGTCCGTAAGGCGACCACCATAAACGCGCCCGGAAACGCGCTCATCAGCGAAGGCAAACACAGTGCCAGGGACAAAGGCGAAGCCATCCAGCCCGGTTTGCAGCGTAATGATGCGGTCCAGCGAGTTAGAATAAACCGCCCACCCGCCACGGCGCTGCGCCTCGCTCTCGCGTGTACAGCCGATGGCCGTGAGCTGGGTCTGCTTGAATTTGAACTGCTTCACCAGCTCAGGAAACATTACCGCGGTAGTGCGGTCCTGATAATGGTTATCCGGGTCGCTGAAGTTAATCAGCGCGCTCGAGAATCGCGTCTTTTCGCTGCCGCTGGAATACGTTGGCTTACCCACCACTGATGCGCGGGTGAGGATCTGCAGCTTCGACGTGTCTGCCGGCATATCAGAGACAACATTGAACATGTTGTTGCCCCAGAACGTCATGCCGTTGAAGCCAGCAGCGATATCCTTGATAACCTGCCAGGCGTCGGCCTGCGACTGAATATAGACGTCAAACATGAATCGCGGCTCTGTGCCGGTACCACCCTTCCCGTCCGGTACCTGCTGGTCACAGCGCTGGGCAATGCGGTAGAGCTCCCATTTATCGAGCATAGCCACCGTTACCCGGCGGCCCAGACCAAAGCGCGGCTCTGTCAGGACATCAAACCAGATCCACGCCGGATTGTTGGTCCAGCCCCATTTGAATGTGCCGTCCCATGTGCCACTGTACGTCCGCGCGTCGGGATCGTAGTTCTGCGGGATGCGGATCACCCGGCCTTTTGGCTTACAGGATATCTTCGGGATATTGCTGAATGCTTTGGCGTTGAATGACACATACAGCAGCGCGGTATGCGGATAGCGCAGGCGGGCGTCGATCACCTCAGTGATGGCCTGCACCTGCGTTTTGTTCTGCAGCATCTGGCTGGTGCTATCGGCAGTATCCCGGACCACACGTATCTGCCAACCAGTGGTAGCTTTGGGCAGATTGATGCGGTGCGTCAGCTCGTACAGTGAACTGAGCTTTTCCGTTACCGTTTTGGTGAGCAATGTCTGGTATGCCCCGCCATCAACCGCAACGTCGATGTGATATGCGACGGTCGTACCGACGATGTCGCCGTCATTCTCCTGCTGCTGCAGGCCGGTGATACCGATGCGCACTAGCGCAGCATCAATCTGGGTATTGCTGATAGCGCGAGTCCAGGGGATGGCCTTAGTCAGCGATACGCCAATGCTGGTCTCGTTCTCCACAGCAGGAAAGCCGGGGATCGGCGTCTGCGTCTGCGTGCCGGGTCGAAAATCCCAGGAGACATTCTCAAAGTTCATTGAGCCGTCTGGGTTACCCAGCGGCGTGCCGTCGAGGAAAATCCGGGTCGCATCCAGCCCGCCAGCAAACTCACCTTCGCCAAGTGCCAGCAGCATGCGGCAGCGCGCCATTGACTGAGCTGAATCAGGCTGTTCGACAGGCGTGTGCTGCTTCTGGCTGCCACCCTTTGCACCAGTAATCGTTGCCATATTGCATCCATAAAAAAGCACCCGACCGGGTGCTAATTGAAGAGAAAGAAATCGTTAGATGTCCTCGGCCACGATCCCCGCACTGATAATGGCGCCGCCGATCTCGCGTTCGCCATACAGCAGCGCGACCGGGTTACCCATTGCCAGGGTATTCACTGCGCCACCAAAGGCATAACTGGGCTTGTTATCGGGGTCATCGCGTCCCTGCAGACCTTTGGGCTGTGGTGAGAGCATCTGGTAGATGCCGCCGGCCATCATTGAAGCCCCAGACATAATAAGGCCAGCACCAAATGTAAGCCCCACACCGGTCCAACTGGTCATCGCACCAATAACCACCCCGGCAACCACCATGACCGCCCCGAGAATGGTCTGGAACATGTCGGCCTTTTTCGCCCCTTCCATAATCGGCGCAATACGGATGTCACTATCGCCGCCCAACTCCTTGTAGTCCTGAACCCCTATATTCCGCTTACCGCGAAACACCGCGAACGTCATGCCGTTCTTTTTGGCATTCATCAGGTAGTTTTCCAGCCCATCAAAGTTGATGCAAAGCGCCTTCACGGCTTCTGCCGATGTCTGTACCGCCAGTTTATGCACGCGCCCGAACCGGGCGCCCAGCGCCCCATACAATCGAATAGTGGTTAAACGCGCCATGGCACAATCTCCTGCGGCAGGTCTCTATGGCGAACGCAGATCATGGTCCGATCTTTGAAGTAGCCTCTTGCATACGGCGTGATACAGGATGGCTGGCCGTAAAGATGGTGCAGCAACTCGCCTTCTTCAGTGATGATCCCCGCGTGGTTCCACTTAGCAGACTCCACCTGCATGATGACCATGCAGCCGGGCGCCGGGTCGCATTCGACAAACCCTTCCCGCTCCCAGTTGTCGAAATAGAGGTTGTCCGGGTACTGGCTTTCCCACCATGGGTAATCAACGCGGAAATCGTTAAGCATCACGCCCTGGGTGGCATGCCAGTCCATGACCAGCCCCCAGCAGTCGTGCGAGCCCAGAATGAACGGGCGGCCAATCAGCGGGATGGCGTCCGGCGTTACCTCTGCATACTCATCACAGTCCGGCGCATAGATGCCCCAGACCACGCCGGAGTTATTACACTGCTGGCGATCGAGGTCTGACGGGATAGGCCGTGCGCCATCTCCCGGGTGGGAATGGATCACGCGGACAATCGTTCCGGCATCCTCAGCATTCGCCCAGTACTCGCCGTCAATGCGGAAATGCTCTGTGGGGTTTTCGTGGCTATTCGGTACTGGGATGTAACGCTGACGCCGCCCCGACTGGATGACGAAGCCGCAGCACTCGCGCGGGGACTCCTCCAGCGCATGCGCGCGGATCGCCGCCATAATGGTTTTGTTCATTGGTATGTCCGGTTATCGGGAGAAGAGAACGGTTGCCGGGAAACCGCCAAAGTCGAGGGTTGCTGCGTTAGGCTCTGCCAGTCCGGCACCAAACCGCTTACGGCAATCACTGAGGCAACCACCGCACATATCCAGCGCCGGGTCAGCGACAGCATTGCCTTTCGCATCGAAATACGCCGTGCCGTTGTAGGTGCAGCCGTCGCCGCTGCGGTATTGCCCGCGCAGCGCCCACTCACAGAGCGAGGTGATTTGCCGGGTCGGGATCACCAGGCCCTGCAGGTCTGCCGGGCTGCTCATTGCCCAGGATGCGACTTCGTCGTCTTCCGCAGTTTTGGTGTCGAGCCAGAACGTCTGCAGAGAGAACATCGTCGGATTGGCTGTCGGGTTTATGCCGCCCGGGAAGTTCACCGCATCGAGATAGACGGCATAGGTGTCGATGATGCTCACCTTCGCATTCACCATATCTTTGAACTGAAGGCACAGCGCGGTGATATGCCCGTCAAGGTTTGACGTGCTGAATGAAGGCTCTGCAGCCTGATCGGTCGAGAGGGATAGCCCGCTCATCTGAAAAGGCCAGAACTCATAAGCGTTGCCATCCCAGATTATGGGCTTCGGTCCGAGCTTCGACTCATCGCCGTTCGCTGCGTCGATTTCCGCTGGCGTGTGGGGGAAAGGTGCGTAGTGAAAGCGGTAGATCCCGCCACTGAACTCGGAGGCGTCCACTTCGACCAGGCGGACCCTGCCACCTGGTGCCAGCATCGCCGCCTGATCGACAAGTGCCATTATGCGTAGACTCCGTAGGCCCGTTTGATAGTGAAGGTCAGCTCAGAGAATTTACTATTCAGTTGGTTTTTCCGCACGGAGTCAGCGACAACCCGGTACAGCCCTTTCACTTCACCCGGCGGCGTGATGATGAAGGCCTTGACCGTGTGTGCCAGCAGGAAATCACGGATCGTGTTCACTTCCGCCTCTGTGCCGACATGCTTCATCGGTACTTGAATAGCCGTGGAGTTAATACCGTTTTCGGCCACCTGCTCATAACCGTCGCCAAACTGCGCAGTGCGAAGCGACTGGCCGTATTCAACAGGTCCGGCACCAAGCTGCGAGCGCCAGCTGTAAGTTTCAACTGCCATATTTGCTCCATAAAAAAAGCCACCCGAAGGTGGCTTGTCAGTAATAAGTAGTAGATTAGCGGTTTTCACAACCAAGCTGAGACTTGTCGATAATCTGCGTGCCTTCGACACGGAAACCATATGTGCCGAAAAGAAATGCGTGGTTTAACTGATAGATAACAACATCGCTTAGACCTACGGAACACTTATCTTTTTCAATAGCTCGATCCATTGCTGTTTTAACGCTTGGAATGCCCAATGGGAAAATGACAATAGGAGCTTTGTCTTCACCAGTCACACGTTGACCTTTTTCAAACTTAGCTGCGTTCAGGTTGTAGTTTTTGGTACTTCCTACGGTCATATCAGCAACACGAACAGTACAGCCAGACAGCATTAAAGCCCCAAGAGTTAAAGCAACTACCTTCTTCATTTTACGTTTCCTTTGATTGCAATCGGAAACATCTTAACATGATGAATAATATGATCAAAAAAATCGAAGCGGGCTATGCGCCTTTAGTGAAGTTGTAGATCATGCCACCCGGCTTAAGATGTTTTTGAACCACCTGCAGAGCGGCTTTCTGCATTTCTTCAGCGAGCGCACGCCCCATAGCATCGCCAGAGCTGGAGGTTTGGGCCGTAGCGGTGCCGCCAGCATCCACGTTGATGGTGGTATTAATCACAGGAGCCATACCGCCACCGCCTTGCGCCCTGACGCCCAAGCGACCAGCTGAATCACGCGTCAGCGGCATGATAGCTTCAGCACCGGCCTCAGCGAAGACACCGCCTTTGGCAAACTTAGACGCCCCCTGGAACGCAAAGTACTGAGGTGAATCGTAAACGCCATTCACATACTTACTGAGCCCAGGTGATTCATAGACACCACCTTTAGCATTGAACGTAACGCCAGAAGCTGCGCTGGCATAAGCGCCGCCAGGTGTTGAACCGCCACCAGCACCGCCGCTTATCCATCCCATAGCGGCCTGAACCGCATAGGCCACCATCAGGCGGTTTGTCACGTCTAGGATCATCTTAAGCATCGATTTGCCAAACTCTTTGATGGAGGCTTTGCCTGTCATCATGAGATCGGTCAGCATGTCAGACAATCCCGTCAGCGTTGAGCTAGCTACGTTCTTCACGGCGTCATAGGTATTAGTAGCTGCCTCCAGATACTCATTCCATCCGCTGACCGCGCCAGATTTCCAGTCGCTTCGCAGCCTTTCCTCTTCGGCGTAATAGTTCTTAAGCGCCGCCAG